ATATTACCTAATATAGAAATATTAGAAAATAAAATTATTTTAAAAAATGGTAATAGAAGTTTTGAATATTATAATTCTAATGCAAATGTAGTTAAAGATAATGTTAAATTAAGTTATAAAATAATCCAAAATATTAAAGAAAAATCTAACATTATGGGTACTTTTTTATTAAATAATGATTTATTAGAAGATATTAAAAAAGTTTATAATATGCAAAAAAATTTAGATGTACTTATTTTTAAAAAATATGATAAAAATATTTATTTAAAAAGTGATTTAAAAATCACAAAAAATAGCTATCAAATAGAACTTGATAATATAGATATAAAAGAAGATTTTAAAATTCAAATATCAGAGCTTTTGAAACTTAACTTAAAAAATTCGTATCAAGCAACATTTAGAAAAGGTTCAAATAGTAATTCAAAATTTTTAATGCTTGAAACAAAAGATATTGTTTATGAGAATAACTTTATAATTCCTGTTTTGTTTTAATAAAATAAAGTATTAAAAAAGATTTAAGAGAGAAAAAGGGAGAAAAGAGAATATTAAAGATTAATATTCATATACTACCTCCCCTTTTTCATTAAAAATATATGCAGTTGTGAAACTACATTTTATTTTCGTTAAAGTATTTTTAGCTTCGCTAAAGGTACTAAAAATACCTATTGGCTTTGTGCCACAATATCCGTTAATTTCATCAAAATCCTCTATATAAATAGCATACATTTTAAAACTCCTTATAATAAATTTTCAAAATTATATAATTTATTTTATTATGAAGAGTTTAATAAGATAAAATTTAAAGAAGTTTTTTAAAAGAATATAAAAAAAAGAGAGATTTTTAAATTAAAAGGGAATAAATGAAAAAGTATTTTTAAAAAGATTTTAAGAATAACCCCTTTTAAAAGGGGTTTTAGAATTATACTAGGATAGTACCTGTAAAGTCTACTTCAAAAGTTCTAGCGTAAATACTAGGGCTTTCATAAGAGTTCATCGGGTTTTCTTTTAAGCCATATCTTGTATTTAAAATAATTGCTGGTTGTCCACTTGCTGGGTCTACAACTCTTGTAAAACTAATTGGCACATATGGTGCAAAATAACCGATAGCGTCTCTTTCTCCACCTTTATAAAGTACTGTTACATAATCTTTTTCAGAGAATGTATCTTGAATAACTTTCATACCGTTAAATGTACCAACAACACCCGTTGCACCTTTAATATCAGAATTATTGTTAATCCATTTAAATTGTTTTGTAGCTTCTAAAACTGCAACAACTCTAGGACTAGCAATAAGGATATTAGCCGCACCTCTTCTATTTAATTTTGCAATTTCTCTGCTTTCTTTTGTAATTTTAAGTGCTAAATGTGCAACACTTTCAAAATCATATCTTCCACTATCTTTAACAATCCAATCTGTACTAGGAGCTGACCACTCTTTAACTTTAGCTATAATTTGTCTGTCAATTTCAGATTTTACTTCAAACTCCATCATTTTAATCAATTCAGCTTCTGCGTCCACTCCGTGCATTGCTTTTAAATCTTGTAGCATTTCAACTGTATAAACTGCTTTTAATTTTCTTGACTTAGCACTAATTGAAATTTGGTCCACACTTAAGCCCATTTCTGGCATATCATATGCAAGTTTTTCTGCATCAGTTGTTACATAATCTCCTGTATATTTCTTTAAAACTTTTGCAAAAGATAATTCGTTTGAATAAGTCCCTGTTATAGTACCTATTACAGTATCACCTTTTTTAAGGTCTTCACCAACAACACCTATTTTATTATCTAAAAGTATTTTTTCATCTTCAATATGTACAACTTTTGCAGTACCTTTAGAAGTATTTACCTCATCTCCTCTTGTTAATGTTCCTGCTTGTTCAACATCAACATTAAGAGTTAAAATTTGTCCTGCTAAATTAGGTTTAATTCTACCACCTGTTTTATCATCAGCATTTAAGCCTCTACCTGTATATGTATATTTTAAAGAATATACATAACCTGTCGGCATTTGTATAGGCTGTACGCCAAGTACTTCGTGTGCAACTAAATCAGGTACAACTCTTCTTACCATAGGTAAAACAATTGGCACAAATTGTGCAACATCACCTACACCACTTTCAGTAAGAGACTTAACTTCATTTTGTGTATTTTTTAACAATACTTTTAAAAGTCCCTCTTGACTTTCTTTTAGAGGTGTACTCATTTTGTCAATTTTTTCGTAAAGCTCTTTAGTCTTAGATGTAATATCCATTTTGCTTTTCCTTTTTTATTTAATATTTATTAATGTTAATTAAATTCAAAAAAAATACTTTTTTACTTTATATATAATTAAAAAATATTCAAACATCTTTTTCAACATCTTTTTTAGAATTAATTTTTTTATTATTTTTTTCTATATCTTCTTTAATTTTTTCATAATATTTAGGAGCTGTTGAGGTATAAAATCCATAAACTGTACCCATTAAAGTAGTAACCGCTAAATATATATTTGTTATATTTACATCATATTTAACACCCAAAAAAACATAAGCTATAAATAATCCTAATGTTATTAATAAATAAACATAAACCGTTAATAATAAAACATATTTTCTACCTCTTGCTTTTTCTTTTTCTAAAAAAACAATTAAATTTTTTAACATAAATAACCTTTTTTAAAAGATATTTATATTTTTTAATAAAAAATAAAGAGATAATTTAAAAGAAATATTTAAAAAAGATAATTAAAGAAAGATATTTTTAAAATGCCCCAAAAGGGGGCAAAGAGAAGTTTTTAAACTACTTCATCAAAACTTACACTAGTTGCAACTGCAACAAATTTAATTGTAATAAATTCTGCTGTTCTAGTAGGTTTAACCGCAACTAAAATATGAAGCTCGTTATTATCAATAGCTTGAGGAGGGTTATTGCTTTCATCACAAACTACTTTATAATCATAAACCCCACGCCCTGCTTTAATACTTTCTAAATAAGAAGTTAAAACACTTGTTATATATGTTCTAGTAAATTCATCGTTAAATTCAAATACATTAGCTAAAGCCATTTTTTCAATATCTGTTTTAAGAGTATTGAATAAACCTCTTACATTAATTCTATCAAATGCACTGTGAACACCTGCTAAAGTTTTTTGTCCCCAAACAATTGCATTACCATAACCATTGATTTTAGTAATAGGGTTTATATTATTTTTATATAAAATATCCATTTGTGCTTTACTAGGATAAAATGCTAATTTTATAGCATTTTTAATCAAACCTCTTTCAACACCTGCACTAGCATACCAAGTTGCAAAATCAACATCAGTTCTACATCTTAAACCTGCAATATCCCCTGCAACGCTTACCCATATATTAGTATCTGTGTAAGGGTCATATTGTAATTTATAATTTCCAAAATATGCTGAATAAGAATTTCTAATCTGAGAAATTTCTCCATTTGTTACATCATTAACTAAATTTTTAACAATTTTATTACTATCTAAACCAACGCAATCTTCAAATCTAGGTGCAATAATTGCAATTTTTTTAGAGCTTTCTTCTGCTAAATTCCCCGCTTTAACTCTTGCTTGTTCATTTGCAATTATTACATTAATACCTAAGTCTTTATCTGCTAATAAAGAGTTTTCATCAACATTACCATAAACCGCTTCTATATCTCCTTGTGTTAAAATCCCGTCATCTCCATTTGCTAAAGTTAATACATCAGCACCTAATTTAGAAGCTAAAGTATCATTTTTAGTAACTGTGTATATGTAAGTAGATTTTTTAAAGATAACATTATCAATAAAAATACTTTTACCATTATAATTTTTAGCATTTTTATCTAAAGAAACTATGTATTTCTCTGGTATTTCGTTACCGTCAATAATAATTAATGCAATTTCTTTATTAGAAGCTCTAGGAACACTATCAAATAAAGAATTTAGTTTAACACCCTCTATAACTTCTTTATCATCAATAAAATCTTGCTCATTAGCAATAGCAATTTTTAAACCGTTTCCGTCTGCACCAACATATCTATAAAATACTTTAAAGTTATCTGCTGGGATAGCATTTTGCATAATACTATAATCATCTTCATTAGCTATTACAATTCTATCTTTGTAAACTTCTTCAGCTGTTTTATCTATATCAGCTAATGCGTTTACCGCAAAATGTTTTACAAAAATATCTTTATTAACTAAATTTGAAAAATCTCCTGTATAAAGTACTTTAAATGTATTCTCACTTACTTGTTCAGATATTAAATAATCTTCTGTATCTGTAATGTCAAATTTAATATAATCCCCTACTTTAATAGTAGAGTTGCTAACTGTAATTGTTTTTGCGTCATTATCTGCACTTTCTACTAATCCGTTTACTTTAAAAGTCCCTTTAGAAATAGCCCTACTTATATAAATTAAACCTGCATAATCTAAAAAGTTTCTAACTTGATACCAATCATTATAATTTTTAGGTTTTCCTAAATAAGCAACTAATTCATTAGGGTTAGAAATTGGAGTTAAAGTATTTGCATAACCTCTTTTAAATTCCCCTGCAAATCCTGCTAGGCTCCCACTTCCGCCACCCACTACAATACTAGCGTTTATTTCTTTACTTTCAACACCTGCACTTAACATTTTTATTCCTTTTTTAAAGTATTTATTAATAAACTTTTTTAATTTAATATTAAAGGATTTTTGAAGATGATTTAAAAGTATTTAGAAATATTATTTAAAAATATTATTTAAAAACATTGATTAAAAATTAATTTAAAATTTACTTTAAAGAATTATAGATATAATATAAAAAATTAAAAAAGGAGTTTAAAAATGAAATGTGTATTTTATTTCAAAATAGATGATAATTTAAAAAAGCCTACAAAGGTTTTATTAAAATATGAGGGTGGAGAAGATGAGGTTATAGAAATTTGGTCAGAGGATTTTAAAAAATTTTTAGACCCAAACACGGCTTTATACCTTTTATCAAAAGGTGATAAAGCAATTATTAAAACTAAAAGAGGGGATGTTATTAAAAATGTCCCTGTTGAAGTAATTATTGATTAAAATAACCCCTTTTTAAGGGGGTTTTACTCTAATACTTTAAAAAAATCTATATCTAAAATTTCTTTAATTTCATTTAAAAACTCTTTTAATTCTTCTTTTCCTTGCTCTAAATTAGAATATTCATATAATACAATCTTTTTAAAAGCATTATCTATTCTTTTTTTATGTTTATCATAAAAATATTTTAATATTTCTATATTTTCAGAAATATCATATTCTTTTTTTTAATTTATATCAAATTCATCAAAAACAAATCTAGCATTAACTGTTAAAATATCATCTTCACTTTTTGTATCTAAAGTTAATTCTCCAATCTCTGTTATTAATATATTAAAAAATGTTACCTCTAATATATTTTTAGTACTATTATCATTAGTTATAAAAAGTTTTGCTTCTAAATTGGGGTTTAAATTACCGTTATTGTTAAGAGGGTCTTTTAAATATTTAATACCATTTATTAATTCTTTATAAACAAGTAAATTTTCATCTACTATAAAATTTAAAGATAAATCTCCATATTTTAAAGTATCTCCTTGAAAATTTAAATTATTTTGTCTGCTACTAGTATTAATATTATTTAATGTTAAAGAGGGTGTATTAAAGCTTTGAAGATAAAAATAACTATCTTTTAAAAAGGGGTAGTAAAATTTAAAGTTACTAGAGTGATTAAAATTGTTCATTTTTTAATCCTTTTTAAATTATTTATTAAAATATATTGGGTATAATTTATTAAAAACTAATAAAGGAAAAAATATGTTAGAGAAAAATTTAGTTTCAAAATACCCATTTATAG